TCGGGGTTGCGGCGCTTGAAGACTTCGGCTCCGAATTTGTAGGCATCGTCCGAGTTTTCCACGTCGTAGACGGCGTCTTTCGGAATCTTGGGATTGAAGAAGGGATGGTTGTGCAAAAATACAATGTCGCTGTCCAAGACGATTCCGGCCTTGCGGACGCGGTGGGAAAATTCCGTGTCGGAATAGATGCCGTGGTAGTCATCGGACAAGATGCCCCCGCCATAGCCAAGCCATCCCAGCGTCGGGCGGGTGCAAATGAAGGTGACGAGCAGGCCGTCGTTACGGTGGCCGTCTTTCACACCAAGAACCTTTGGCCGTTTGAGGTGTGGTTCGAGAGCGTCCCAAACTTTCTGATCCCAAAATAATTCGGGTTCAATGTCGTCCTGGGCAGTGACGATGATTTGCCCGGAGGCCGCTTTCACGGCCGCGTTGTAGTTGGCGACAGCGTTGCCCCCGACCTGGTCCATGAGTCCGGCAGGAGACAAGCCGTGCTTGAACCGCCCGAGAATGTCGCGCGTCTCGTCATCGTCCTCGGCAAAACCAAAGATGTATTCCACGCTTTGCGGGTCTTTAGCCGCTTCCAGCCACTTCTTGCGCGTCTCGGCAGCTTGCAGCGGGCGGCCGCGCGTCGGGTGGCACACGCTAATTTTGCCGCCACACTTCTTGAACCATTCGAGCTCAAACTTGTCGGCCTTCTCGATGTCGCCGTTGGCGCGCAGGCAGCAGGCATAGAGCCCCACCCCGCCGAAACCATAGACCACCGGGCGGTGCGTCCACGGCACCACGTCGGGCACCGGGATCGCCATGAAGGCGCGGGCATAGGCCAAGGCATCTTGCGGTTCGTTGTTGTCGAGCGAAACGGCAGCCAGTTGGGCCAAGGCCTCGCGGCGCCACGGGCTCACTTTGTAGGCTTCATGCAGGAGCGACTTTTTCGGCCCGAAGTCGTGCGTCCGCATGGCGAGTTGAAGGTAAAGCTCGTAACGCTCGTTATCGTCCAGCCCTGGCGTTTTGAGAGCCTCGACCGCGTAGGCCATGCCGTTCTCGTCATCCTTGAACCCGAAATGCTCGAGGCTCGCGTAGAAAAGCCAACGCGGGTTTTTGTCGAAGTCGGGAATGGATGAGATGATGCGCCAGTTGCGCTGGTTGCCCTGCTTGCCGTCGGCCTCGTCTTTGTGCGAGTCGGGCGCGTGGACAATGCGGCAGTCCTCCCAGCGGACGTGGCCGTCGCCGGATTTGTCCACCGGCTCGAGGTGCTCGTGCACAGGGTCCGCCCAGACGGCCGTGCCGCGCCGCCAGATGCGCTCCCGCAGGAGATTGAGTCCGTTATTGGTCAGACGGTAGGGAACAAGCGCCAGCGTGGTTTCTGGGGCGGTAATGCGTAGATGCTCGCGGATGATGTCGGCGCTCTCGGGCTCGAGGATGTCATCGGTGTCGGCCCACATGAGCCACTCGTGGCCGTCGGCCTCGGCCATGTCGGCGGCCATTTGCCGGGCGGCGCCGAAATTGTCTACATGATCCCAGAATTGGTGCGCCTCGGCGTTCTTGTATTCGCCAACCTTGCACCCCATTTCGCGGGCGATGTCCAGGGTCTTGTCGGGATCTCGGCTTCCGCAGGCGCGGACGATGTAGATATGCGGCGTGAGCCGCTGGAATGATTCGATAAACCGCCGAATGTAGCTCTCGCAGTTGCCCGCAATCGCCACCAGCGCCAACGAGGGCTGTGTGTTCTCCATGCGGGCACGGCGTTTTTGTCAACCGCACCAAAAGCAAAACCCCGGGGCGGATGCCCCGGGGCGCTTGAACACACAAACCAGTGCTTAGGCTTTCTTCGCCAGAATCTTGAGACCGGCCGTGATGCCGTAGGTGAAGCCACCGACCACCTCGAAGTTGAGGAAGTGGGTTCCGTTCGCCGTATTGTAGTGGCGACGATACCCGAGACCGATGCCGCTGACGGGATCGACCACCGTGCGGGCTTCGAGGTATTCGCTCGGAGCCTGCGGCTGAAGGGTGCGGATCGCCACGGCGATGGCCGAAGGATGCACCGCGAAGCCGGCGAGTGTGATGCTGGTTCCGACGTTGGTCGCCGGGATCAGGGTGCTCTCGAAGACGTTCATGCCAGCCAGACGGCGGACCTGACCCTCGCGGATGCCTTCCGAACCGAAGTTGAGGTTGGCGAGGATGTTGGTGCTGTCGGACAGGAGCGCGTCGTAAGCGTCGGGCTCGATGAACAAAGCGCGGTCATTCTGAGGAGCCTTGGCTTTGGTGAGCTCGAGGCGGGCCTTGCGGACATCCGCCATGCTGAAGCTGGCCGAGGTGAAGGAAGCGACCGCCGCGCCAAAGTTGGCGGTAGTGATCATTCCCCAGCACGAAGCGATGAACGCCTGGGCAACCGCACGGCCCTGCTCTGCGCCGATCTCGGACAGCATTTGCGGGGTGAGCGCGCTGGATTTGCTCCATTGCGTGTCGGTGAAATCGACCGTGGACAGGAAGTGCTTGTCGATGGTGACTTCGCGGGCCGTGAGGGTCACGTCGCCGTCGGCACCTTCGTAAGTGTTGTTGAAGGTCGAAGCCGTGATCGAGGAGATGAGCGGGATGCTCACGACCTCACCCTTGCGGGCGGCCTCGGCGTTGTAGTTCACGCTGAACGCATTCAGCGGATGGAGGGAATCCACGAACGCTTTGAGGGCGCTTGAGGAGATGATGTCGTCGTTAAGACCAGTGATGGAGGCCATGATGAGTTATTTGTTGGATTGTTTGAGCTTGGAGATGAGCGCGAAATCGCCGGCCTCGAGGGCTTTGCGGACGATTTCAAATTTGGTGGAGCGGTCGCCCGAGGCGTAAGCCTCTTCGACGGAAACGGCAGAACCGTTGCCCGTCACGGCGTTGTCGCCGCGAGCGGCGAGTTCGACTTCCAAAACGGAGAGCTTGGAGGTGACGGCTTCGAGCTTCGCGGCGAGTTCAGCGGCTTTGCTGTCTTCGACGGGAGCGGGTGCTTCGGGTGCCACTTCGGCTTTTTCTTCAAAAGCGGCTTTGATCTCGGCGCGGAGTTCGGCGGCCATCGCTTCGATGGCGGCCTTCGCGTCGAACTGTTCAGGAGCGGATTTTTGATCCATGCCCTTTTCTGCGGTGTCAACCGCGACCGTCTTTTCGGCCTGCGGCAACGCGCGGAAAACTCCGTCGGGATTGGCGGCCGGCCGCGAGACAAGGTCTACGCTGACCAGTTCCGAAACGCGCGCCAGGCGGGTGCCGTCTTCGTTTTCGTCCGGCGTTCCGCTGAAGGTCATGCTGAAGCCGACGCGCTGCGGGGCTTTGGTCAGGATCTCGGAATAGAAAGACGCCTGGGGGTGAGAGCCGAGGAGCTCGAGGTCCGCGCGCAGTTGGTCTTCCTCAATACGAAAGTTGGCGAGAAAGCCGATCAGGCTGTCGATGCTTTCGTCGTGATCGACAAACACTTTGACCGGGCTGCCCACTTGGCCGGCCGCTTCGGCCTGCAACAGGGTAACATCGTCCACCAGCATGGCATGACCGAGCGCCGGGCCAACAGTGGCGACGGAGATGCCTTCAAATTTAAGCGCGTCCATACTCGGACGGGCTCATGTCAAGCAGTCGGCTTTTCGACCTTCTTCCGGCGATAGAGGCGTTTGCGCTTTTTCGGCAGTGCCAATTCGGTCGGTTGGGTTGGCTCGGAAAGTTGTGGCGGTTCGACGGAGGGCGCTTCTTCTTGCGGGAGAATCTCGGCCTGCGGCTGTGGCTGCTCCACGCCAATGCTGACGCCGAGCGATGCGGCAAATTCACGTTCGGCGGCAATCTCCGACACGGCCTCTTTCCAGTCGATGCCCTGCTCGCCAAAGAAATCGGAAAGCGTCATCAGCCCGGCCTTCACATCGTCCCGGCGGGCGGCCGCCTCGCGGCCAACGTCCACGGTAATGGAGCGCGGGGTCTGCCAACCGACGTTGCGCCAGTTGGGATTCATCGGAAGTTCGCGCCGGCGCATGGCGTTGGCGATGGCGTAGCCCCACAACTTATTGAGGAAGGCGTTGATCAGGACATCCTGGCGGCCCGCAAAACAACGCGCGGCTTTTTGAATGATAAATCTTTGCGCGACACCTCCGACAGCGGACGTGTCCCAGACAAACTCATAAGGCAGCCCGAGGCCGATGGCCGCCGCGCGGATGTATTGCTCGAGGTGCTTGTCGAGCTTCTCGTTGGGGCGGTTCATCTGGAAGCTCTGGATGTCTTCCGTGGTCTTTAGGCGCGGCACCAACCCGCCGCCGAACATGGATTCGCGGGTCAGGTTGCCGTTGCTGTCTTTGCTCAGATCCCCAAAGAACCCTTCGGCGCCGATCGTGCCGGTGTTGTTTTTGATGACCAGGCCGATGCTGCTGCCTGCCTTGGCCGCCATCATCTCAAAGCGGAGGAGTTCGTCGCGGTCCAAGATGGAGTTGAGCGCCACACCGACGGCCGGATAGCCGCGCACCTGATCGGCGCGCTCGGGCTCGAAGACGTGAAGCATGGCCTCGGCTTTGATCTCCCGATGCCGGCGGGGGTATTCGTCGCCTTCTCCGATGAAGTAACTGAGCGGACGCTGGAATTTGTCGAGCTTCACGCCGTCCACGACGCCGCCGTTGTTGGCCGCCGTGTCGGGTGACTCGATGCGGTGGGCTTCGACAATCTGGACAGCGGGAGCGCCGTCTTGCCGGGCGGTGAGGATAGCAAAGATTTCGCCGTCGCGGTCGATGGCCTCCGAGACCAGCATTTGCAGGCCGCGCATATCGTGGCGACCACTGATCTCAGGCTGCCGCGACCAATTTTCCCACCATGCTTCGGCCGCATCGTCCCAGTCCTGGTCCCCGGTCATGGCCTGCGGACGGATGCCGATGCCCGAGCCGACAGAATAGAGGGCTTTATCCCTGACAGCCCCGCGCACAATGGCGTTGTTGTAAAAGCATTTGCGGCTTAACGCCATCAGGCGCGTGCGGTCGTAGGAGGAAAGATCGACTTTGGAATCCTGCGCTTGCGCGTAGACCCAACCGCGCTCCTCGCTGCGGTGGTTCACGGCTTCGATCATGCGCGAAAAGCCAAAGCGCGCGGCGAGACGGTCAACAAAGCTGGTGGTTTTAGCCATTAGGTGCGGTTCGGGAAGCGGACTTGCGTGACGCGGCTGTTGCCCACCGTGCCGGCATTGATCGCCAGCGCCGTTTCAATCAGGCCGAGCATGTCCCAGGCGTTGTAGGTTTGCTGAAGCGTGACAGAGCGGCCGCCCACGCTGCTTGACACAACGAACGCTTGCGAAGCCCCGCCCGCAAGAATCTGCGCTTTGCAGGAGGCTTTCAGTTGGGACAATTCGCTGGCCGTGAAAACGGAGGCCAGCATCGAGGCGTCGGTCATGCCCTCGGTCTTTGTGTCAAGCAGCCGCGTTGGTTGCCTTGAACTGCGCCATGATCGAGTCGATCAGCACGAGGGCCATCTTTTCGCAGTCGGCCAGGTGGTTCGGCCCGAGGCGCTGCCACTTGGATTCTCCGTCTTTCTCGATGAGTGCCTCGCCCTGCAACTGGCCGACGTAATCCTTGGCAATGTCCCGGGGCAGATACCACCGGCCGCGTCCGTCTCGCAGGATGTCGTGATAGAGTCGGGCCTGCCAGAAGTGCGCGTCGAATTGCACAGCCCACAGCACCGCGCCGGCCGACACGATTTGCTGGAACTTGTAGGGCTCGCGCAATCCTTGGCTGACGGTGCGCCCCTTGGCCGCGACAAAGAGCCCGCCCGACTTGGCAACGAAGTCGTAAACGCCCGCCGGGGTCTTGGCCGCGTAGCCCGCGTCCACAATCCCCCGATAGCACTTGTAGTGCTTGAATTTGTCCATGATGCCGTCCCATCCGACCATTGCGCCGTAGTCCAGGAGGTAGCTGCTGCCGTCCTCGTGGAGTTCGCGGACAATCCACCACATCTCGGTCTGGCCCACGTCGATGGACATGAGGCGGCCGATCATCTTGCCTTCGGGCGCGGCGCCTATCATGTAACGCGGCGAAGCGTCCACGCGGTCGCGGATCATGGCCGTCGTAATCAGCGCCCCCTGCGGCTTCCACGGTTCGGCCATCTCGCGGTTCAAGAAATCCTGCAACCCGCCCGGGGCTTCGTAGTCCTGCAAATACTTCACGGCCAGATCAGGCCAAGTGCGCCAGGGCGAGTAGAGCGAGGAGAGATGATAGCTGCGGCGGCCGGCCTCGGCGGCAAACTCCGTTGCGCGCCACTCGCCGCGCTCGAGCCAGGTCTTTTTGTCGGTGTTCTCGTGGAGATGCCCACACTTCGGGCAGGCATAGCGTGTGGTCTCGGCCACCCGCGCCATGTTCCATACCCCGTTGTCCTGCTTGGCCTCGGCGTCCCAGCGCACATTCTTCCACTCGAGGAACTGCCACTCGCCACACCCGAGGCACGGCAGGAAATAGCGGCGCTGGTCGCCTTTCAGCCATTCGGTCCAGATCGCGCCGTCCTCATACGTTGGCGTCGAGGTGCAAACGATCAAATGGTTCGGGAATGTCGCCGTGCGCGCCTCGGCAAGCTGGATCGGGCTCGCCTCTTTGCCCGACTGTGCCGCGAATTTGTCCATCTCGTCCATCATCAGGAGCGCGATGGAACGGCTGGAAAGGTTGGCCGGGCTGTTCGACCCGACAAAATACACGCTCATCCCTTTGAAATGCTGTTCGAGGATGGTCAGATCGTCGGCGTTGTCGGGTTTGTGCGTCTTCAAAACGTCCGAGCTTTCGACCATCGGCAGCCAGCGCGACTTGGAAAACGACCGCGCCAGGTGCGTGGAAGGCATAACCCAAAGCGCGGGCGCCGGGTTTTGGTCGAGCCGATACCCCATGCCCGCAAGGATGGCCGTGGTCTTGGCCGTCTGGGCGCCCCAGACCAGCGCCATGCGCCGAATGGATTCGTTGCCGAAACACTCGAGCGGCTCGCGGATGTAAGGCGTCTCCCGCGTCCGATACGGCCCGTGCAAGTGCGCGGTGTTGCCGATCGTCAGATTGCCCTCGGCCCACTCGACCACACCCTGCTTCGGCGGTGGTTGGGCTTTGCGGGCAATGGCGGCGCCGACATCGTCGGCCGTCAGGCTGCTTTTAATTTGTCCGAGAAAATCTGACACGCATCAGCCACCAGTTTTCCGGCTTCGGGGTAGTCCCGATGCAGGCGTTTAAGGCACGAGTCGAAGGCCGCATCGAAAGCGGACAGCACAGCCGACTTTTCCATGAGCGCACCGACGCGCTTCTGCCACTCGATGAACTCGGCCTCGGCCGCCGAGGCGTCTTTGCAGGAGAGAGAGTAGGCTTTCTGAAGCTCGCACGCCTCGCGGACCTGACCCTGCTCGGCGGCCCCCTGCCAGAGTGCGTAGTTTTTGCCCACCATCGCGTGCGCCTGCTCGACGCGGCCGGCGGCCGTGCTGTCTTCGGGCGATGCGGATGCGGACACTGACCGCCGGGCGCGGCGGTTTCCCGTTACGTTGGACTCATACCACGCGACGGCGTTCTCCAAAGTGTCCAGCGGACAGCCTTTCTTCTTCAGTTGGCTGACCCGCTGGATCGTGATGCCCTTGGCTTCGGCAAGTTGGCTGGCGACAGTCATGTTGAGACTGCCGACCGAGTCAACTTAACTAAAGTTGAGCTTTCGGGCCTTTATTTTCGCCAAAATTAAGAGAGTCGCGAGCTCCT